CCGGAAAAGCTAAAAGCGAGGCGCAAGTAAAGCGGATTAGAAATGCGGCGGAATATGGCTCTATGGGTGGGCAGAAAAAAATCCCTATTGAACTTAATGATAACGCAATGAGGATTAATGATCTTTTGAGAAAAAAAATATCTCACAAAGATATTGCCCTCATACTAGATATTAACGTCAAGAGTGTTGGAAATATCATTAGAAAAAGATCACTGCCCAGAACAGAGGATATGATCCTGAATTACAAGCCGACAAAATGGGGATGATAAAAATTCCGTTCCTCAATCGTCAAAGATACATTGTGCTAAGGTGCTACACATGGAGCAAGATGGTTGAGGATTACGCTCCCATAAGGCTTGGGAAATACGATGATCGCCCAATTAGAAATGATAGGCATGAAGCGAAAACTTCATTTAGCAAATGTTATGCTCACATCAGCAACCGCATACATAGCGCGACAATAAGATCACCAACTACATTTCGAATAAATGTAAAATCAGGTGAAATTGATTATGATGTTGCCGCAGTAAATGACTTCACTGAGATAAACTTAGATCACAACAATGATCCCGAATACTCCCTGCCAAATACAATTTTAACAAAGGTTGTTTTGCCTTGGCACCTAGAAGAAAAAAGCGGGGTTCCCTTTGTTTTGAGCAGACACATTCAAAACAAAACCCCAATGATGATCCCATCTGGAGTTGTTGAATACAAATTTGGATACGGACTAAATGTATTCAATCACGTTTCCAAATTAGATCACAAATATGAAATAACATTTAGAGAGCCACTTGTTTCACTGTATCCGCTTTCTGATATGCCGCTTCATGTCGAAACATATACTGACCGCAAAAAATTCTTGGATTTAAACTCCGCCGCAGACTTTTTGCCATATTTTTCGAATTATAGAATGAAACTGAAGGGGATCAAAAAGGGGAGTTAAGTTTGGTGTGGGCCGCGCCTATAGATGTTCGGGCTATTAGACTGGGGGATACCAACAAACAACAGTTACGATTGATTTCCACACGGCCCACTTGAGATCAGTACCAATAGGAAAAGGATGTATCAAGATGTTTGAGCGCAAAAAAAATAAAAAAGTCTTGTATTGGTCTGAGGCTCCAAGCCTAACAATAGATGCAGTTGATAGATGGAACGCATGGTGCGAATACCCTGCAATAAAAAGTGCCGACATCATTACTGGATTGCCATTAAATTACTCATCAAACAATCTAAACACGTTCCAAGAGCGCAGAGACGCTTTCATTAATATGCCAGAGGTTGCGGATGGTGTTCGCCAATCTAGCCGTGGATGGTTCTTTACATGGCCGGAATGGATAAGGGGATATAAACATCCCACAATAAAAAAATGTCCCAGCGTGGTATCTCTTTTGTCAAAGTGTATTTTAGTAAAAGCTCCATGCGACTTTGCTGTAACAAAGGACGGAGATTATTACGCAGCCGATCCTGAATTAGTAAGCATCTCAAGCCACTCTAGGGATCAATATTCATACCCTAACAGTAACCTTTCTGGATGGTGGCACTTCAAATTGGCGGCTCATATTGGCTTCACACCACAATTTAAAACTTCCATTGTTTCATTTGATCCCATGTATCACGCAATGAACCCTTGGAGGGTTATGATGGGAAATGAAACTGGAACCTATTCCGAAAGCGAAACTATAACCGTCAATATTTTGACGCCTGATAATATCAGTGAGGTTCAATTCAAAAGAAATGACCCAATCTGTTATTACTTTATTGATAGTGCTAATTTGACTTTCGAGGAAACTAAGACGCAAAGAAAGCCACTTCGTCATCTAACATTCTGGCAATCAACAAGGCCAGATTACATAAGGGGAAAATAATGTATAAAGTTCTTGATGATGTTCTAAATATTAACGATTTTCAAAAAATTCGTGATGCAATTTTATCTGGCGATATTCAATGGCATTTAGGCCGAGGAATTGTTGGAAGTGAAAAGCCTGATTTAGACGATATTCAATTTGTACACGAAATTTACAATTATGGTCGCCCCCTATCGGCTGTAATTGAAGAGCTTGAGCCCCTTCGTGCCGCTTTAGATATCCATGTAAATTTAAGAATAAAAATAAATATTACCACACGATCTATAGTTCCTTATCGGAGCGGATTTCACACTGATATTACGAGCATCAGTCATATTCCAACAAAAACTGCGGTGTTTTATGTGAATGACAATAATGGATACACAGAATTTGAAAATGGAGAGAGAGTGTACTCAAAAGCAAATCGCGCGGTAATTTTCGACGGGAACACGAGGCATAGCGGAGTATCATGCACAAATGCCAAATATCGCTGTGTCATAAATTGGAATTTTTTATAAAAGATCAGGTGATTTATTTTGACCCGTAATGCTCAGGACGAAGCCCAGCCATAGCTGTGAGCTTTGTCAGCTCATATCTTCCCTTGGAGGTAATTTCAAAAGAATTGCCGCTTTCAATCAAGAAGCCGCTATCAATGAGGTCATTAAGAATATGCTCATATGGCAAGCGATCACATACAAAAGCAATCAACCCACCCAAGCGAACCAATTGACGATGTGATAGCTTACCTTCGTGACCTAATTTTGTCTTCATTTTTAGGCCGATTTATCCAACCATTTTTTGATATGTTTTGGGGCCAACAATTCCATCTGCCTCAAGTCCATTGCCAGCTTGCCAGACCATTACATATTTGGCGGTCACTTGCCCAAAGATACCATCAGCATCAAGACCAAGAACCTCTTGGATTTTCTTAACCGCCTCACCCTCACTTCCAACCTTCAAGAGAGTTGGACGCGGGGCTGGATTAACCTTGCCACCCAGAATTTCCAAAGCATCGTGATAATGATGTTTCCGATCCTCAAGACCGATTGTTCCGCCATTTATTTTCTTTGTGGCTTTCAGGATGTCATCCGCGTATCGGTTCAAACGGTTTTCTGACCAGAACCAACAGGCACTTTCAAGAGCGCCTTGCTTTGTGTCCAAATACTCAATGGCGCGTTCAATAGTCTTGCCAACACTATTTGCAAAGGCAGTTTGATTGTTTTTGCCTGTCAATTGGATCACACCAGCACCCTTATGCGTCCAGCCATCACCGCTCTCCGTTGGGCCGTTGCCCATCCGGTTAGCATAGATCACATTTGCAATCTTTTCAGGTTGACGGTGGTATTCCTGCGCATCACGCCCAGCGCGTTCAAAATACTTGGAGAAGATCGCGTTGAGAGCTTTCGCGGAGTAATTGAGATTTTCTTTCAGGACGCGGAAGTTATTACTTTCGTGACCACACTGAGCCATGAACATCGCAATCCGGTTTGGAGTGTCGATCTCATATTTTGGAAGCATGGTCTGTAATGGTTCAACCCATTCCTTCCAGTCCTTATTGCCATGCAATAGCTGTTCGACTTGTTTTTCTGTAAGTATCATATCATTTCTTTCCGAAGAATTTAGTTGCACCACGGATGCCGAAGCTGGCGCTCACGATGGCTCCTAAAGTATAGCGATAGTAATCAGGCATTGCATTGAGTGCAACAAATCCATCCTGCACTATATCGCGACCCCACTCGCCGCAAAAGGCCAATATGAGCGGCACAGAGAACAGTATAGTAAGCCATTCGTCCTTCCAGCTATCTTGGGAACCTTCAGCCATTATCTTTTCCCAGTCGGCTTCTGAGGTAGCCTGAGACAGCATGATCTGGGCTTGAGCTTCGGCCTTTGCGACTTTTGCCTTTGTTTCAGCGGCCTTCTGTTCCATCTTGCCTTGGACAATGCCCCCGACAATGTTGGTGATTGGGCCTAGAAGTTGACCGATCATCCGCCTTTACCCATATTTGTGAAGCCGTAGTACGCCGCCACGATAGCTGCGATTGAAACATAATAAATGTTGCTCATGCTTGCCAGCATTTCACTGGCCTGTGGAAGCTGCATCCACTCAGTGAAAACAACCCCGAAAGGGAAAACCAGCATACCAGTCAAGGAAAACCAAGCCATTTTGCGCTGCGCATCACGTTTGGCGTCTGCGTCCTCCATTTTTCGACGGCGATCTTCCAGCATGATCGCTTTTTCTTCCGGGTCTAATTTTCCGTTACCGTTCAGATCATATTCGTCCATAATATTTCTCCTAATCTGATAGGGGGTTATCCAGAGCCCTTTGCAATTTTGCGTCAAGGCGGTTTTCTAAATCTTTCATTTCGGTGTCTTGTGATGAGCGAAGTCTATCACGTTGGGCTTCAAAACGCACGTCTGCATTGTCAATTAACGATCTGACCTCTGCCTCATTTTCTCTTAGCGATTTATCCACCCGGTCTTCAACGATGCGAACCGTGTCCTCAATCCGGTCAGTTTGTTGCTCAATCCGCAACAGATCATCTTTGAGGCCGTTCTTGATGTCCCGTGAATATTCAACAGCCTCTTCGACTTTCTCCGCCATACCGGAAACCTTTGCATCCATTACATCCATTTGTTGTTGATAAGCGCCAAGGTCCAACCCCGCGACCTCTTCAATCTTTTGATAAAGAACGAAGCCGCCATACAACCCCCCGACAATGGTTGATATAAATGCGAAGATTGCAGCAACAGAAGCAAAGGTAAATTTAAATCCACCAGCCCTAAACTCACGATCAGCAAGTCCATCAATATCATCTGCAACTTTGTTCAGATCGGTCAATTCTCAAACTCCATTTCACCCTCTGAATTCTGACCACTTTCTTGCAATCTTCTTAGGGCCATTAATTCAGCCCGTAACTTTTCGACCTCAAGTCTCCGCTGGGTCAATTCAAGCTGATACAGATCATCACAGTTTATTCTGGTTCGAGGCTTGTCCAGAGGGATCACCACACGGGCATACAAGCCAACATCTTTGCCTTGGCCCACATTACCATCCATGTTGCTAATTACGCCTGTAACGCCCCATTCAAGCGTTGTGCCGCCACCTACAGCATTGGAGCAGTCAAGGCTCCCAGCGCGGAACCGATCAGATTGATAATTCATCGGAGGATTTGGTAGCTGCAAAGCGAGTGAGCTACTGTCTGATCTGGCCTCTAAAGCCCAGAAAAAAGCCACTGTCGCAGCGATACAGAATAATAAGTATATGTCCCAAATTTTTTTCATGCCTGTGGCCCATCCAGTCTTGAGCATATTTTTGATGCAACAAATGGTCTAGTGGATTTTGATTTACTAATCTTGGAAGTGGTGCAGAGATAAACGGCGCGATCAATGTCAATGTTTCTTATATAAACATCAAAATTTTTGCGCTCTTTATGGTCAAGTTTCATAATCCTGTAAGTAGTTGAAAAGGGAATGTTTACCCATTCCTCATCAAAAACCTCAATCTGATAATATTTCACATCGGATCGGGAGTTGAATAATGACATCTCCACTTTTGACACCCCATCAACATGGGATGGCTTTAAATCAGGATATGCTGGGGTCATATCGTGAGAGAAAGCCGCCGTTGCGAACAAGGAAAATATGAAAGCCCTATTTAGCAATGCACTCAGCCACTACAATAGCGGTATAATTACCACCGGGAAACGCTTTTCCAAAACCATAAGATGCGGTTGAAGTTGTTTTGAACCAAGTTGAACCAGCTATGGTCAAATCAAATTCAGATGTAGAACCATAAACAATCTTATTGGTGTCATAAGCCGACATTCCAGCATCAGATGTTTGAAAAACAGATGTTTCCCCAGTCCAAGTTACTGTGTCTGAAAGGGCTGGGGAGGATGAAAACTCTGTTGGGTGAGTTATTTTTGCCAAGTAATAATCAGCAATGGCCACATCATATCTAACAATCGGAATGACACCGCCATCTGTGTTTGCTGTGCTTAATTTATCTGCGGTAGGGTTGCCATATACCCCGGATGTGTCGGTTTGGATCACACATTTGGCCTCAACCATGCCGTTGATCTCTGTATTAGCCGCCGCCGGAAGTGCGGCCATAGCCAAAATAAAAGCAGAATATTTCATTTTAATCTCCATACTGACTTTGAACCATTTGCTCATGCAGCAATTGTTGAGCCAAGTTATTTCTAAGTGCCTTATTATTATCAGAAATGCCATCATCCGTCAAAATATTGACATCTCCATATGCACCCCCACCGATCTGAGCATTGTAATACATATTTATGTCAGTTTGCATATTGATTTGGCTTATCAATTCTGATTGCCCTTGAGATTTCAACATTGTTATTGCATTTTCAGCAGCCATCAAACCCAGTTCCAAACGAGTTTCTTCCTCTTCTTCTGGTTTATCCAATATTAAATTGCCATCTTCATCATATTTAAAATTTGGGTCTTGATCTAATGCCGCAACAACGGCCTCATCCTCAAGGGCATTATACACATCAACATCAGTAATTTGAGGGGTGGGCCTTATGTAACCGGGGCATGAGGGGTCAGTTTGAGGGTCAGCGCAAAAATCAACTCTGTAGCTGTAAGCCACAAGGGGGTCTTCAACAGTTCCCTCACCTTCGACCTCAATAGAGCCATCGCCCCATTGCGCAGATGGAATATTATTAAACAGGAATTTTTTTGTGATTGTATTGCCCGGAAGACCAGACCAATCGTCAGTTTCCCTGAAGGTATAACCAGTGCCATCTGCGTTTGAATTACCAATGGTGACTTTCATATCATCTTCAGTAATTTTATTTGTGCTGTATCTGTAAATGAGGCCATTTATGTCTAGGCCCGGCACAGAGGGCAGCACAGCGCCCATAGACCAATTCATGCCAGTTGATGCGGCATTGGGTGTTACCCCGTATGAAAAGGGCTCACAGTAAGAGTAAGAGGGCAAGAGCGCCAATAACAGCGCCGACACCGATTGTTTTGTGATCTTGGTCATCTAAAAGACCCTCTAATGTACCTTTTTGCATTTCCGGGGCTGGGTCTGCATTTGCTTCCATTTCCCAAGCCAATTTTGCAGCCTCACCGATCAGCCCATCCTTGGGGCAAGGCGTCCCGGCGTTCATCATTGCATCAAACACCCGCTTATCTTGGCACATAACCGATACAGCAGCTACCTTCATTCCCATATCATACATCGTTTTTGCGTTCTTGAGCTTCTCGCAGTTCATATCCCTGACAGTGCGACCCGCAGAAATGCCAAGGATTTGGGTTTGAACCGCACCAGCAACCCCAACAGTGCAAAGATCGCTGTTGCTTGCACTAATTTGAGGGCTGATAGCGCTTGGGGGTGGTGAATTAACTGTGGTCTCCATAGTGCCGGAGCTATTCACAGTGCTTTCGCTTTTTATAACATCATCCTGAGCGCTTGCACTCATTGCTGCAAATATAAAAATTAGGGAAACATAGATGAACTTCATCTGTCTGTCCTGTTTTAAAGCCGCGATCTAAACTCAGACCAAACGGCAAATGCTATAAATCCGAGAACGGCCATAGTGACCCATCGAATAATTGTCCTCCATATTGAGGATTTAGTTTCGCGCCAACCCTCCAGAAGACTGCGAAGCTCTTTGACATCATGCACTGCATTTTCATCATGCAAACCAATACGCGCCAAGGCTCTATCAGAACCTTTTTCGGCAGCTTCAAGAATTAAAATCTTTAATTCTGATTTGGTTATGCCGTGCATTTGCTCCTCATCAGGTGATGTCATCTGTTATCTCGACGTTTATAAACTTATTATTGGGGAAACTTTCAATTTCCCCGCCAGAATATGTTACCTCGAATTCAGCCTCAAATGAGCCAATTGTATCTGTGTCACTTGATGACCAAGAATAATAAACAACACCCCCATCAGCATCAGAAATCACCGCAGCATCATCAACTTTTACATTGTTATCGCCTACTTTTCTCATATGAAATCGGACTGACGTTCCGCTTAAATCAATAACCACTCCAGACCCATCTTTAAGCGTGGCCTGAAGGGCTGGGGATGTGTCATTCTGTTTGATATAAAAAGCCATGTTTTTACCTTACACTTTTACGCCGCTATTTCAACGTCATTTGATTTAGTCAAAGATACGGTAGCATTGTTTGCTGCAACATTGGTTAATTCAGCAACACCCTGACTTGCATCTCCTTCCATGGAAATACGACCAAGGGCCGCATCGAAAACTAATGATGGAACAATTGGGGTTCCAGAACTTACATTATTAGTTGAGAATTCATGCCCTTGAATTAACTGATTTTCAGGTACTATAGGACGCTCCGCCAATAAGCGATCATTTTCTAACTCATGCCCTTGAGTAAAGGCACCCTGATCCAAAATAAATGGGCTTGCAGTAATATCATCTGTGGAGAATGTTTCATCCTCAGACATGGAAACATCATCAATTGAAACTGGCGCTGTGTTCAAATTAGCTGTAGCAAAATTAGATATTATTACACAAGAAACAGTTGGAACAATGTAGCTTTCAGCCACAATTTCTCGCGCTTGAATGCTATGTTCTTGAGAGAAATCTGCAAAATCAATTACGACATTTTGAGCATCAATATCATTCGGAGAAAGGATGTTTTCTTCTGTTATGTCAGCATTATCTAAATCTGGAGCAGATGAAATAATCTCTCCCGCATTAAATGTCTCTTCTTCTGAAACAGATATGCTTGGAACATCATGGGCACTTGATAGCAGTTCTCCAGTATCGAAACCATGATTTTGAATAATTGTTGAGCCATAAACTTCAACCAATTCAACTTCCAAATTGCCAGTGCTGAATGTTTCCTCTTCAGATATTCCATGAGCAGGAACGCTGGGTGAGCCAGTTTCCAAATCAGATATGCTGATTATATGGGTTTGAAGAATAATTGATGCAGATACCAACGGGCTTCCGCTGCTCAAATCTGGCGCTGATAATGTTTCTACTTCAGAAGCAAACTGATCTGGAACAGAGGGTGATCCTGTTACTAATTCAGGGGAAGCAAAATTATGAGATTGAACCAATAGTAATTGAGCAATCGTTGGCCTGTTGGTTCTTAATTCTTGCGTAATAAATGTTTCCTCTTCAAACATAATAGCTTCTGAAACATCAGGGGCAGGAAGCACAAAATTATTTGGCTCAAATGTTTGATCCTGATCTAAACTTGAAGTTCCAATAACAGGCGATCCTGCTGAGATATCCGTAGTAAAAAGGGGAACTGCGAGGTTGAAAGAAGTACTTGGGATAGATGGAACACCAGCATCCAAATTACCTGTGGAAAATGTTTCTTCCTCTGACATAGAGACCAATGAAACAGATGGACTTGATCCAACAAGTGATACAGGAGCTAAATTGTGCCCTTGATTTACTACAGAGCTACCCAGCACCGGAGAGGATGCAGATAGATCGGGAACAGAAAGAGTTTCATCTTCCTGCATGGTAACAGAAGGAACTGTCGGCGCTCCTAATTCAATTACATCTGCAACCAAGGTTGCATTCAAATTAAAATCAGAGGTCTCTAATGTTGGTGCGTCAAGTGTAATGCCTTGAGCCCCAAGGTCATTGTTTTCCACAATAGACGCTTGATCTAAATTTGGCGATCCCAGCAATATATTGTTAGCTGATATTTCATATTTTATAGTGCCATCATCACCGAAAGTATAACTGGCGAATGGGCTTGCACCAAAAGACATATGATCGCTCCTATTAGATCAACCCATATATATCATCTTTTTCAGTCCAAACCAAATAACCATTTTTTTCTAGCTTGGAGGAAATCAAAGTATCATCAACGTGCTTGTGCTCAATTTTGATAAAGCGCGGTTTTAAGATAAAAGAATAATCCATGATGATATTAAGCTCATGGCCTTCTGTATCTATTTTTAAAAAATCAACATGACTTACGAAAGACATTACATAAGACAATGTTACGCATGGAACAGTTATTTTTTCCTCAAAATCTCCCTGCCTGTCGGGGTGTGAGCTTAACTTATAGCCCATGTGATTGTCGGAAATAACATGGGAACAACCCGATAGCCAATTTCCATCGTCACGAGCAACAGCCATTTCAACAGTGCCGCTTCTGTTTGAAACCGCAAAGTTTTTAACCTCAACATCAAGCCCATTATATTTATCTTTTGTTCTTTCAAAAAGATACGGAACAGGCTCAATCGAAATCCCCTTCCACCCGGCCTTTGCAAGTGGAAGGCAAGTATCAAATCCGGCGGCTCCAATTTCAATGAATGTTTTAACCATTTACATCGCCGGGATAGCGACTTGTCCACATCGTCAAGCTGTATTTTGTGCCGCTAATGATTTCATTTACTGCGTGACCATGAGTAACTTCTGAGGGCCAAATCAAACAACAGCCTCTAGGCATATTTATGTTAGAGAAGTTTTGACGCGGAAAAATTAACTCTCCACCTTCATAATCTTCATTTAGCTTAACGCTTCCAGTAACCAAAGAAGCGTCTGTATGTAGTGCCAATGAATTTTGCGTTTCGGGAGTATATTTCATTGTAAAAGCATCTCGCAATCCAATGTGAGCCATAGGCTTCCAATATTTTTCAGAAATTTTACCTAATTTCTCATGCCACAATCTTTCGTATTCGTGCCACAACCCAATCTGCTTGAGCCTAATTTCTTGCGCAGGGAACTTATCGCCATCCATACTGCCCCAATTGCCATAGCTTTCAGACTTGTTAATGAGATAATCACACTGAACGTCTGTTAGGAAATCAGTGGCAATCATTTCAGGGCCAACGACCTCATATTCCAAGGTCAAATAATATGGGCTTTGAACAGGCTTTTCTATATGTTCTTTCACATAGCCAAAGCGCTGCGCTGTTGTTATGAAAAATTGCTTTTCATAATCACCACCATTCCCATGATAAATGCAGCCACAACAATTGGTTTTATCATTCCAAAGCTGATCTTCAAATATCTTGATGTCAGTGTCATGATTTTGGAAAATATATGCTTCAATGTCTAATTTTACATTCCACTCAGTTTTATTGTCTAGGTATCGGTTTTGACAATGAAGCTGGTCATCTTTGTGGGCTACGGTATCTTGAGCTTGTGAAATGAAATCATGCAATGCGTCAGCGCGGCCAATGTACAATCCGCTATTTAAATATTTGTATGGGGTTCCAGTTTCAGGCCACAAATGAGCCATTTCTGGCACAGGCCAGCACTCAGCCTCGGCACCGAACACAATATCTGCATCCATTTGATAGAACCGCTCCAATACCACTGACGGGCTATCAGCAAAGAATGTGTCATAACCATCCATAAACAGAACAATCGCGTCACTTGGAATTGTTGCTAGATATTCATTTACAAGTTGAATTTTAGGCATACCCGCCAAGCCAGTCATAGGGTCTCGCCAAGGGTGTTCTTTGCCTAGATTTAGAACTTCTGCACCATATTTGGCCGCAGATTTCTCCAAAGCCCACATTTTTTCCGGCTCAGTTGCAACTGTAACTATACGAAAATCGGTATCTTTGCCTTCTAGCATCTCTGTATCCTCTATTGTGCTTGGCCTAATGGCCCGTGGTATTTGCTTAACACGCTCTGTATCATAAAAATAGTTATTCTTATTGTTCAGTTTTCGCGGCACCCATTCATCAACTGGGATTATTGCATCCTGAAAGCCTTGGCAAAGCTCCCATGCGATCTTTGGAGTGATAGCATATGCGTGACAGTTGTACCAATATCCCAAGTCATTCCAGCGATAACCAAGCCAAACACTGTCATACATTTTAAGCTTTGCGTCTATTTCATTCGGGTTAATGCTATCGAATACAGCATCTTCCTCCAAGATGATCCCATTAAGCCCGGAACCCGCTATCTTATGCCAAAGCGTTAAATGGCTCACTGCGCAACCGAACTCGCCTTTCAGCAATGGGCGCTTATGAATTGGGTCTAACCACTCTATATTGGGCTTACATT